TCAGCATCGAAGGCTGTCTGAGCGGCATCCAATACGGCTGGCGTTTTGGTGCGGACGGGTATTTTCGCCGTCGAAGCGTTCCGGCTCACCGATTTGATGCCGCGGGTGGCCAGCGTGTACGTCCATGCGTACCCTCGCATTTCCTGCAGGTCAGCCACCCACAGATCATCGGCGTTGAGGTCGATGACCGTACCATCATGCGACGTGTATTCAAGTTCGCGCATATTTGCGGATCAACCTCCCCAAGTCACGGTCGCTTATTGTCGAATCTCCTGCAGCAGTGGAGATGATCGCGCCAAGATCGTTGTGCAGACTTGTGATCGCAGCAACGACGGCACGAGTATCCACCTGCACGGAAACATCCGGCATGCTGTGACTTGTCATGAACGCCTCGCGAGGCACGCGCATCTCGTTGATGGCGCGCATGGTCTCAAGCCCGTAATAATCGACAGCGGCAGCCCTGTGCGTGTACTCGCCTGCGGCGAGACGAGCGTTGAGCAGATACACGCTGTCGCTCAAACCATTGCCTGGTGCCCATGCCGGATCCACGTAGCCGGAGAACATGCCGCCGCCTGCGAATTTCTGGAAGTGGCCATCGGTGAACATTCCACCGGTGTAGCCACCCTCCTTCTTCGTCTTCTCCGTGACGGTGAAGCTCTTGTCCGCGATCTTGAAGTTGTTGATGGAGCGGAGCACCGGAGTCGCCTGGTCGTTGACCGATGCGGTGCTCTTCTTGTCGTTCAGCTTCTTGCTGTTGACGGCGTCGACCTTCGGTCCGGCCTTGTCGGTCGAATCGAGGGTGTTCTTCTTGTTGTTGAGCCTCTTCGCGTTCGCGGCGTTCGTCTTCGGCGTTGTCCTGTCGGTGGAGTCCAAGGTGTTGCGCTTGTTTGACAGTTTCTTCGCATTGGCCGCGTTGACCTTGGAAGTCGCATTGTCTTTTGCGTCGAGTCTGGCTGTGGCTTTCTTGCCGTTGAGCTTTCCGATGTTCTTGGAGGCGGTGTTCGCCTTCTTGGATGCCTTGTCGGTCGCATCGATGGTGGCGTTGACGTGCTTCCTGTTGAAGTCGTCCATCATCTTCTGCGCCTTCTTGGCGCTGGCCGTGGCCTTCTTGTCGTCGGCGTCGAGCTTGGCCTTCGCTATCTTCTTGCTGAATTTGTCAAGGTTGGTTTCCGCGCCTTTGGTCTTCGACTTGGCCTTGGAATCGTCAACGTCAAGCTTCGCCTTGTTGTTGTCGGCGGTCATCCTGATATTGTCGATGGAAGCCTTGATGCTGTCGGAACTCAGTCCCCAACGGTCGGCCAAGGCGTTAGCGGCCTGTTCGCTCATGCCAGATGCTTCGGCCTGCCGGATGATCGCATCACGCGCGTCCTGCAGCACGCCGTTCGCACGCTCGATCTCACCGCTGCTGAAACCGGTGCTCTCGCCCTGCTTGAGAATCTTTTCCGCAGCATTCTGGGCGCTGCTGGCAATATCCTCCAAAGCCTGCTTGGTCTTGGTGCCCTTCTCGGAAAATCGGTCGAGCAGATTCCCGCTCTGGTCGAACACCACGCCATTGTCCTTGCAGGTGTCGGACAGTTCACCGATCTTCTGATTCAGTTGGTCGACCGCCTGGTCTGCAGTCAGGTTGCCCGACTCCAAACCAAACAACGCCTGGACAAGATCATCGATTTGGCTTGACGCATCCGAAGCGGAAGAGCCAAGCTCTTTGTTCGCGCTGGCAGCTTCCTTCGCTGCCGATGCGGACTTTCCGTCAGCGTCCACGGCGTTCTTGGCGGCCTTGCTTTTCTCATTGGCCTTCTTAGCGGCATCATCGTAGGCCTTTGATTCCTCTTTCAGGGCTTTCTTAATGGCGGCTGCCGCGGTTCCGCCAATGCCGGGCTTGTCGATTTCCTTGATCTGCTTGTTGACGCGCTTCAACGCGGCTTCGTTGCCCATGGCCGCGCTGGTCATGTCGGTCAGGCTGATACCCGCCTCGTCAAGCCATGTGGTCAACTTGACGCCGCCACTGCTCATATCCTGATAGGCTCCGGCGATTTCGGACGCGACATCCGAACCGGACTCCAGGGCACTTTCCAGCTGCTCGGATGCCGCCTTAGCCTTCTGCTGCTGAGAAATAAAAGCCGATAACGCCGCTCCGGCCACCGTCAGCGCGATACCCCACGGGCCGCCAAGCAGACTCATGACACTGCCGCCGACCGCCTTGAAACCAGCGGTCTTCAACTGCGCCTTGGACACGGACGTGCCGAACGCCTCCATCTGCTCGGAAGCGCTCATCGAAGACGCCTTGAACATCTGGAATGCGGTCTGCGCGGATCCGAGCGCCGTCTTGACACGTTGAATCGGGTCAATGGCCAGACCGATGTTGTTGGCCATGATGCTGGTGCTGCCGTTGAGATTGCCCGCGGCCTTGTGCACCGCTCCGAACACGCCGGCCAATGATGCCATGACCACGAGGGTCTGTTGCGCGCCTGACGGCAAACCGGCGAGCGCGTCAACCAACGTATCCAAGCCCTGCACCATCTTGCGCAAAGGCCCCTGAGCGCCCTCACCAACGGAAATCATCAAGGACTCCATCGAACCACTCAGATTCTCCAGATCACCCTTGAGATTGTTGTTCTTCGCAGCCGCCTGCTCGGCGGCGTAACCGCTTTCGGAGACGGCCTTCGTCCACTTGTTGACACCGGACTCGCCCGCCTCGTAAAGATAATTCGCGGCCTTGATCGCGTAGCTGCCGAAGATGGTCGCGTTCGCCTGATTGCGCTGCTCGTCGGTCAGGTTCTTTTCGGCCTTCTGCAATTGGCCGGCGAAGTTCGCCATGCCGACGAAATGATGTTGGGCGTCATATGCGCTGATGCCGAGTTCCTTCATCGTGTTGGACGCTTCGGCGGACGGTGCGGCCAGTTTCATGAGCATGCTGTTCAATTGGGTGCCGGCCTCGGCGCCGATGGTGCCGTTCTGGGCGAACAGGGCCAGTACGCCGGTGGTTTCCTGCACGTTCATGCCGAAACTGTTCGCCTGCGCGCCGCAATTGTTCAACGCCTCGCCGAAATCGGAGACATTGCCGACGGCCTTGCCGGCGCCAGCCGCCAAAGTATCGGCCACCTGGGAAGCCTGAGAACCCTTCAAATGGAACATGCTCAACGCGTTGGCCATGTATTCGGCGGCATCCCCCACGGCCATTCCATCGGACGCGGCCAGATTCAAAGCGCCAGACAAGCCGCCGTTGAGAATATCCGTGACGCTCATGCCGGCCTTGCCGAGATCGTTGATCGCGTCGGCGGAATCCGTAGCGGAATAAACCGTGGAAGCTCCGGCTTCGATGGCGGCGGCACGCAGCTGGTCCAATTGTGCGCCGGTCGCGCCGGTGTTCGCCTGGACGGTGCTCATCTGCTGGTCGAAGTCCGCGGCCATCTTCACCGCAGCCACGCCGAACGCGGCCACGGCCAGCCCTGCGGCGGTCATGCCGCTGGCGATAAGAGCGGACTTACGACCGGTATTCTCCATGCCCGAAGCAACCGTCTTCGCAGTGCTTCCAGCACGGGTCATCGCCGCCTCATACGAGGCCGTGTCCGCCATCAACCGGATGACGATGTTCTTGTTCTCCGCCAAAGCATCCTCCAAAAATCAGGTCAAATGCGCCACCAAGGCGTTCGCGGCCGGATTGTCCCTGCCATTCGCATCAGTCCAACGTTTCATGGCCTGCTGCATGTGCGCAGTGGCCCAGCAGACGCTGGTTTCAGCATGCAACGTAAGTTCACCCTTCGGGTCTTGGCAGATCGAGCGAGGCAAACCGCACATGGGGCATAATGACCGTTCGTATTCAGCCAACGAACGCATCCAATTGCGTTCCGTCTCATCCCATTCGACCTCATCGCCCTTACGCGGACGCCAGCCCATGAAACGCTTATAGCTGATGCCGAGCTGGCGGCAGATCTTAAGATCCTCGACTAGTTGCGGAGAACCTGCGAGGCGAGGTCGAATGCCGCTTTTGGGTCCGCTGCGGTGCCGTTCAGTTCGGCGATGGCCTGCCAGATCGGCGTGAACTGGCCATCGGTGAGTTCGTCGAACAGATTGCGCCACGCCTGTTCGGTCTTGTCCTCGTCGGCCACCGGCTTGCCG